GGTTCAAGAGGTGAGAGCATGGAGCAGATAGAGAAAATACAGGGAACGGAGAAAGAGTTCATAAAAGTCTTTCAAGAGCTGTGTTACAGCCGGAGTTCATGGCAGGTGTGGGCCGATCTGATGGCGGCAATGGCTTGCACACTGGCAAATTCAGTAGACAAAACATTACCTCGGCATACTGCGAGAGAAAAAGAGTATGCAGAGTGTATTGACCGCCTTGGAGGAGTGGAGAAGCCGGCCAAATGCTTTGCGATTGTAGTTGAAGCACTGGAACGCAATCCGGATCAGGACTTTCTTGGAAAACTGTACATGAGTCTTGAGCTGGGGAATCACTGGAAGGGGCAGTTCTTTACACCATACAATGTCTGCGAATGTATGGCCGGCATAACAATTAATGACAATATGCAGACGTTGGAAAAGCAGGAATGGATATCTGTCAATGATCCGGCATGCGGAGCAGGAGCAACACTTATAGCAGCGGCAAACATATTCCACAGAAAAAAGATAAATTACCAGACACAGGTCTTATTCACGGCTAATGACGTAGACCGGGTTGTTGCCCAGATGTGTTACATACAGCTTTCGCTTCTTGGATGCCCCGGCTGGGTGGCTGTTGCGAATACAATATCCAATCCGGTATGTGGAGATCCGCTGATGCCCGACGAAAGACCTGGACAGGAATTCTGGTACACACCATTTTATTTCAGGGAAGAATGGAACTATAGACGGCAGATTCAGATTTTTAAAGAAATACGCGGTTCATGGATAATTCCGATTGGAGAACACAATCCTGGAAAGATTACTTTTTATTTTGATTTCGAGAAAGGAGAGTACAAATGTCAGAACAGTTAAAACAGGAACTTGAAGCTGATACTGACCGTTTGGAGACGGAAACGGTTGCAGACAGTGAAACAATAGGGGAACAGGAAGAGAAACCGACAGAGGGCAAAGTAGAGACCCAGGAAGACGATGAATCAAAGGAAGAGGATACAGTTCCAATGGGAAAAACCTCTCTTGCTGATATTGTTTCCGGGATTCCGGCTCCGACAAAAGAAGAAGTTGAAGCGGCAGAAGCTGAAAATGCAAAGCCAGTAAAGCAGAAAGCTAGAGAAAAACTGGAAGCAGAAAAGAAAAAAGCAACTCAGAAGAACTTTGCGGATCCGGTCATTACTTACCTAATGAAAAGATGCGAAGAGGATCAGGGGCTTGCTGAAGATGTGATGCAGGAGGGAAAGACCTGGAACAAGTGCTTTGGTTATATCGTTGAACAGGCCATGAAGCAGTCGAATGGCAGATCCACTGCAGTTGAAGACCAGGTTGTATATGAATGGGCAGAGGATTATTACCACAAATATGAAAAACCGGAACCTGTTAAAAAGGAAAAAGGTAAAAAGCCTGTGATAACAAAAAAGCCGGTTACACCAACAAAAACTACCGAAAAAATCACAGATAATGAGAAAAAATCACAGGAAACAAAAGATAAACCTCAGATTTCTGAAAAGCCAGTGAAAAAAGAT